CTGGAACTGCACGATAACTTTGAGAATATATTACGCCTTGTCCGTCGCTGTCTCTTGTATAAACTTTAATATCAAGTGTATCAAGAATTTGTCCAGGTACTAATTCTTCAGGACCACCACTAGTTGTTGGCGTAACAAATCCATCGCCGTCAACAATTATATCCTCAGCATTAAGTCCTGTTGCTGTTGAATATTGTAAGTCGCCGCCTTCTAATTGCGTATCATAACTATCAGGGTCAATTTTAACACTGCCATCACTAGTAATTTTTCGAATAGCAAGTACGTCTCCGTCTAACATCAAAATATCTCTTGATGCTAGATCAATTGTATCAGTTACTCCGTCGCCTGTAATGCTATTTGTAATAGCGTGTACATTTGTCGGTGTGCCTGCATCGTAGTCAGGATCATCAATTCTTACACCATTTTTATATAAGTTGTAAACAACTCCGTCTTCTAATGGTGCAGAAAGTTGAACCGAAACTGTTGAACCATCTGCTGTAAAAATTTCATCTTCAAATGTATTAACAAAAGAATCCCAATTATCAGTATACCAAGGTTGACTATCCCATCCTGCAGAACTTGTAAAGTCAAAACTTGTTACTTCAACTCCACCATAGTCAATACCTGTCATTAGCTGCGCTAAATCTTTACCATACATTCCTGCTGTTGGTGCATATGCTAAATTAATTCTGTCTTGTGCAGTTAGCATACTTAATGGTTTATAATATTCTACACGAATACTTGCTCCAAGTGCAGGAGGTGTAGTAAATATAATTTTTCCTTGATGTCTAGTATATGTCTTACTATTGTCAATAATATTTTCGTATGAATATTTGCTTCTTAATTGTAATACATCATCAACATAAATTTTAACTTTCTTTTTATCAAGGTCCATTGGCCATTCTAAGAAGAAACGTGTTTCAGAATTTGTTCCTACAAAAGTCTCGGTTTCTGCTAACGACTCTATAGTAAATGTTTTAGAAACACGGTCAAACTTAACTTTAACTCTTGTAGATCTTACAGATCCGTTGCCTAATACCGCAGTTGCTTTAGCAGGAGTTCCGGTATCTAGTTGTGAACCTTCAATTACTACTGTTGGTGCGCTTGTATAGCCTGTTCCAGGATTGGTGATTTCAATCTTTGTAATTTTTCCGTAACCTAAGTATGCCTTAGCTGTTGCGCCTGTACCATTGCCGCCTACAAATTTAATTATAGGTTCATAAGTATATCCGCTTCCTGTATCACCTATATCAACTTTGGTTATTTGATAACCTAAATTATTCTTCCAGTTGTTTCTTGGTGGAGTTTCTAAATCAAAGTTTACATCTTGCAAACTGCCATCAACAATAATAGCTTTACTCGGTTCTATTTTTCCAGTCAAACTATTATACTTAGGCGGTAAATCAAAATCAGTTACTACACTGTTGGTTTCTTCAGTTACAGTATATTGACTTACAAATTCTCTTAATTTAGTTTTATAAGGTTTAAATTCTTCTACAAAATCTTGATAGCTTTGTAAATTATCATTATTGAATGTAAGATCTTTTTGTCCTAGATCGCCTCGATTGTGTTTTGCTTTTACAAAACTAGTTTTAAATACCCAATCTGCTGCTGGCTGTTCAGCCAATACATAACGTAGTGTAGAAGCAAAAAGTTTATTATATTCTACTTCTAAATCACCAACAAATAATTTATCACGTATAGTGTTAAGAATTATTCTTAGTTCAAATGCAGGATTGCTATCATAAAAATAATTGTCAAAACTTCTATTACTATAACCTATAGTATTTTTACTAAAATTATACAATGACTCATTAAATTCTATGGTACCATTTTGTCTACCAATAGTTTTATAATTAACAGTATAATCTTCTGTATCTTGAGTATCTATTTTTTCAAGTAATAACCAGCCGCCTGAGCCAATATTATTAATTTTAATAACATCGCCAATGCTATCAGATAGCGTAGGTAACTGATAAGAACCATCAATGTTATGTTTAATGTTTGTAAACTGATTATAACCAGTAGCGTACCAATCTTTATAATCCCAATAAAGTTCTACGTTATATCCTTGAACTGATATTCTATTCCATGATTGGCTTTCTATATTCCAGCTATGTAGTGCCCATTTATCCTGAACTTCACTATCTGCTGTTACAAGTGCAGTAAATGGTCTAACTGTTATAGTAGTGTTATTATCATATCCATAACCGTCATTAGTTATTTTAACATTTGTTATTTGTCCTAAATTATTAAGAGTAATATCAAAATCTGCATCAAACCCTTTGCCGTTTATTTTAAATGAAGGTGCTACTTTGTAACCTCTTCCAGAATTAATAATATTAATTCTTGTAATTCTTCCATTTACTATCACAGGCTCTAAAATTGCTTGTGTAATTTTACTTGTACTAATATATTGTAATTCGCTAATAGAGTCAACTGATATATCGTATTTTTTACTAATTAGCGTTGGCGCTTCGTCTTTTGCTGTTAAATCAGATATGTCATACTCATCAGTAATTAGACTATTGCCTAATACAAAATTAACTCTTTCAATTGTTTGTTTAAGAGCTTCGATTCTATTAACAAACATACTTTGTCTAGGACGACTTTGTACACCATAACGATTTTTTACTGTTATATCAGGATCTGGAACTAATCTAGAATTTTCATCAAAGCCAATTAAACTATCAAACCATTTGCGCTCAATATCAGCATCAGGTTTAGACGACTTGTCGTTTTCTGAAAGCAATTTATATTGACTATGTAGATTTTGATTTTCTTTTGGACCAGTTGAATATTTAATGTTAAGAACAACATCATCACCTTCAATAACATCGTCGCAGTTGTTTAAAACAAATTTGTTATTTGTTAGTAATGATAAAAACTTATAACCTTGTGTTCTAGGATTTGCAATAAGTGCTGCAATATCAAATATTGATAAGAATCTGTCTTCCATTACTGGAACTGTTCGTTTTGATTCTACCCAGTAGTAGTACTTGTTTTTAAAAGTTTTAGAAACATCATCATATATAATTCTTGTAGAGAATTTTTCATCTCCATACAAAGATGTACCACTTATATCTTGTGATGCACCTTCTGGAGTATCTGCAAGAGTATCCCAAGAACTTGGTAGGTAGTCACTTTCAACCCATTCATATATGTTAATAGTTGCGTTAGGTAATAATTTATTCCAGTTATTTTTTTGGAATGTAGTTGAACCTTGGTGTGCATTAGCAAATTTAGCTGTAGAAATATCCCACCAAACTTTACCAACATATTCGTCTGTCCACACTCTGTCAGGATCAACATTATTATCTGTAAGCTCTCCTGTGTTATAAAGCGCAGGATCGTATGGTGCTTTAAATGCTATTTCTTGATCAGCTACTCCTGGGATTTTTCCTTGTACAGGGTCTACATAATCAACATAAGTGATAATTTCATTCTTTCTTTTATTGTAAAGAAATGCTCCTCTAATTTTAGAAACATCTACAGGAATAACATTTTGACTTATTGCTTCCCAAGCAAATACACCATTACCTTTTCTAAAGTCTAACATAATGCCTTTGTAGTCGCCACTGTATTGTTGCGGCATTCCTACATAAACATGATTGTTATTTGAATATACATTTTCGCCAAACATACGTTGTGACAACGAATATCTAAACTGTTCAGAATATATTAGTGTATCTTCTAAATTTTCGTAAACATAAACAACACCTTTATCAAGTATAATATTATTAAATGTAGTAAACTCAGCATCAAATGTTGTAGCAGTTCTTTCTTTAGATGTAGTATCTAATGTATAAGAGTTTTCATCTACTCTATCTGTATATGTGTCGAAACGTGTTGGAATTTTTTGATCGCCATTTAAACTTGATATAACAAGATTGTCTTCACCAAAGTTTAAACTGTAACCAAACCCTTCGCTTTCTTCATTATTTGGCGGCGTTAATGTTTGTGTTTGTACAAATTTTCCGTTAACTTGACTATAGATATAAACAATACCTTGATTAATCTTTTTGTCGTCATTATACGGTGCGCCTATAGCAATTTTTCTGCCATCTGGACTTAGACTAACAACATCTGCAAATCCTTCAGTATTATTAGGAGAAGGTATAACTTGATCTACCATATACTTGTCATCTACTTCCCTGTAAACTACAATAGATTTGTGTATAGTACTGTCTGTTTCCATTTGCTTACTAGTAACAATTAAAACATTACCATCGTCACTAATATCGAACGCCTCACTAAATTGTTCAATATTTTGTATAGGATCAAATACTTCTTCATTATAAAAATGTGTTGATGTAAGATTCGGCAAGTAACCTAAGTAATCAATCTTAGTGCTTATTTCACTCCATGATGCATTTGAATTTGAAGGTACAGGTGCATTAACATCAATATTAGTATTAGCAGACCAAAGTTTGTTATCGTAAACAACTATATTACCAGATTTATAAGTATAAGAATTATCAAAATCTCCTCGATAATTTGTATCTTGGCCGTAACGCCAACTAATGTTAGTCCAATATATAGAATCTTGTATTACATTTTGTGTTTCAAGAATTGCTTTGTTTGCACGGTAGTAATTATCTTTATAAATTACAATATCGCCTATGTCATATGCTGTTAACTGGTACTCTCCTTTGAAATTATCTGACGGTTTTGTACCGTGTCTAACTATTTCAATAGTTCCTGGATATGTGCGTCTGCCTATTGAATCGTCTAATAATTCTTCTGTTGTGTCAACGCCCTTAGAGCCAATCATTAATGTATAATAATTATTATTTTGAGTAATTTTTACTAAATTACCAAACTGTCTACCAGCATGTCTATATTCTGATACAAATATATTTTGTAAACGATATTCGCCTGCAACTCTTCTAAAAATAGCAACTGCGCCTTCGTTTTCTAGTCCAGTTTTTGCAACTCCGTATTTGTCTGCAGGAATATTGTAAACTTGAGTATAATCTTTGTTTAGACTGTAAGGAGGATTAGCTAGACGTTGTATTCCAGATTCAGTATTTTCGTTGAAGAACCAATATTCTTCGTCAACAACTTCTGGTTGCGTAACAATATTTAAATTGCTATCATTTGCAAATACTAATAATTTACCTACTAAATTTGTACCTAGTACAATATCATTATTAATATCTTCAACTGTACCAATTACTCTGTCAACATCGTTAACACCTCTAATGTTTGGATTAACTGTGTTGTTAGTTCCTGCTTTTCTACGGATTTCGTATCTTCCAATATTTGATAATTCATTCCAATTTCCTGACAACACTTTTACATAAACTCTAATACTATTAAAGTTTCTTCTCATAAACACAACTTCGGCACTACTTGTTGTAGTTGAAGTTAGTGCTAGTCCGCCTTGTCCGTCTCTTGGAATTTGTACATCTTCTAAAATATCACCAATTTGTGGTTCATATGGGAAGCCTTGGAAGTCAAATTCTGTAAGTTCAAAATCTATGTATCCATCCCAAATATCAGTTATTGTATGTTTTTTGTTTAAAAATTCGTATGTGAAAGCAGTATTACTTAAATCAATATTTCTATTATCTAAATCATACAATCTAAATTCGTATTCTTCTCCAACTTGTACTATGTTACTAAATTCTTTTCCTACTCGAGCAATCCATCTATTATCAAGTTGCGGAGAACTAACTCCGCTAGTTCCGTCTGCGCCAGCCGGGTCACCAGTATACGAAAGACTTGACAAGAAGCTCGCTTGGTTTTTATTAGTAATGTATGGGCCAACGGCTGCAATTGTATTTTGAATATTGTAATAATAGTTTACTGGACGTTGCGAGTCAGCAGGTCTAACATCTGCATAAACTAGACCTTTACCTGAATCATAATATCTTCCATTGTTTGAATATGTAAATCCAGTTTCAATATACCAGTAACCTGCAACAGCATCTGTTATAGAGTACGTTGATTCTTCTGTATAATCACCAATTAAATCGCCTTCGGCATTGTAAGCAGTACCAGAAATATCAAATACACCATTTGTGTTTGAAACATAAATTACTGCACTATCACGCCTTGTTCCAACATATACAATTTCCGCTGCGCCGGTGTCTGTAGTAAATGTATCGCCTACGTTAGGCAATGTAACAAATGTCTCAAGGAAAAATACATGATCTACTTTTTTAGCAATAGTATGTTCTTGATTTAACCAATTAACAGTTATTTCAGCAATTTCATTATCAAACGGATATTGAATGTCTGAAGTATTGAATGCATAACTTACTGTATTCCAATATAAGTTTACTAAATCGCCCACTGCTGTACCAAGGTACATATCTTTAGGAGCTCTTACTAGAATGTGATCAACAGTATTGTTAGGTAATCCAGGATCGCCTGCAACTAATAAATTTAAACTGGTACTATCAGCATCTTGCTGTGATGCAATATTAATATATGTATCAAATGTAGTAAACGGTTGATTGCCTATTTGTGGTAATATTTCTCTATTAGCTTTCCATAGTGTTTCTCTATAACGAACAATATCACCTTTTACATAAGTCTTATCAGATTGAAAGTCAAAAGTTTGTTCATTTGTATTTGAATCTGTTTTATAAGCCAATTTAGTTTTAATATTACTTGCATTAGGAACACCTACTACTAAGTATTCACCATCTGGAGAAACATCTATACTTCTACTAAAGTCTAAATTATCTAATGCAAAATAATCATCATTGTCAAGTTCAATTTCTTGAGACAAGTTTAAATTAGATGCTTCTCTACTTCTACGGTAGAAATAGACTTTTCCGTTTACATCATTTGGAGAAGCTACAAATACATTGTTGTTATCTTTAGTTACAGCAAGACTATCTGTAAATCCATGAGTGGTACTATCGTACTCGCTAGGATTGACTATTGTTTGCTCATTATTGTAAACAGAATTATTTTCTAATACTGCCCAAGTGCTATTATAGTCATCTATCCATATTTTTTGATCTTGGTAAAATTCTTGGTTTGTTAAAGAATTAACTCCGTTAAGAGAATCTGTTCTAACAGTCCTTAACTTAACAACTGAAAAGTTTTCTTCTTCAAAATCTAAAACATCATCAGTTAGTTCATTACCAGCAAACGGAACTTCAATTTTTATTTTATTAAGTTCTGCAGAAATAACTTTGTAAAATCCATTAAGTAAATATTCTTCTGCATGTTGTAATCCAATATAGTCTCCTTCAGTAACAATAGAAGCAGACCATCTATCTAGTGTAAGTTCTCCAATTCCGTAACCTGGATCTGCATCTTCAATCAAAGAAACTGTAAATTCAGATGCATATGCTCCTGAACGAACTACTTGCATTACTGTCCAGTCATTAGACTCTGTGTTAGTAATCCAAATATTATCTCCTAAATTTAGTCCATTTACATTAACTAAAATTAAATTTGAAATATTACCTATAGTTGTTGCAACATCACTTTCTTTAACATATCCGCCTGTTTTAATATATTCAGATTCAATATTTTTTACAGGAAGAGGTGCATGATCGTAATCTTCCGGTTTGTCATAAACTTCGTTTGGTAAAATTCTATATATCTTGTCATAGTTAGTAGCAGGTAATGTATTCAGCAATTCAAATGCTTGAGGCGATTCTTGAACTTTTTCTTCTTGAATAATGTATTCTACTTGTTTAATATCATCAACAGAACCATATCTTCCAACTTGTAATGCCCACTCTTCATAAAATTCTAAATTATCTGTAGTCTTACCTAGAGCATCAAACAATTTAGTAAAGACATTCATAGTTCCTTTTTCTGCTATAGCTCCGCGATAAAACTTAAACTGACTTACATCGTCGTTAATAATGTTTGCAAGATACTGACGCTTTTGGTAACCAATTAGATGCTGAGCCATTCTTTGTTGTTCAATATCAAAACTATCGCTATCTAAATCATAAAAGTCTGTAAACTGAGTAGTTCTGTAATCAAAGTTTGTTAACAACTGAGATTCTGGTTTCTCTGAAAGCAAGTACCAATCATTAGAATTAAAATTTTGTGATCCCGAAATATTTTTTGATGCAACATAATAATATTGTTTGTATTTTACTATGTCGCCAATTGTATAATCTTTCCATTGTGTCCAGTCAGTAAATGTTCCGTCGTCATACAAGAATCCCGGAATGTTTAATCCGCCATTCCAGTTATCTGATCTATAGCCACTAACTTTAATTCTTTCTTGTCTATAACCAGTTGATGGTCTATATATGATATCATTAAACACTGTAGTATTATCTAATAACACAACATGTTCTTTTTGAATCAAAGGTAATGATGCATGGAATAAACCCTCGTCGGTATTTGTAACTTCAACACCAAAACTGTTTTCGTTTCTAAGTAAACTATTAAATTCTGAATCTAAAAATAAACCGTCTGCTTTCAATATTGAATATCCATAAAACGGATCTTTAATATCGTCAACAACATAAAAATCTTTTTGGAATTCTAATATATTTGCAGCAGGACTTAGTGTAATAATACCTCCAGAAGCCCAACCTTGGGTTGTCCAGAACATAAATTCTTTTGCGCTTTGATTCCAATTGTTTACTTCTCCAAAGCCTTCACTCACATCGTCAAATATAAATCCAATATCTGTTAGTCTTTCGTTATACCCTAAAATAAAATCTACAACTTCTTGTACTGTTTTTAATCTAGTACCATATTCTAAAGTTTTTACAGATGTTTTATCAAAATTCTTTTTAAACTGTGCAACTCTGCCGCCTTCAATTGGCAAGGTTGGTAACTTAGAAAGATTTTCTAAAGTAAAACTTACTCCAGTTTCGAAAGATTTTGTAACTCTATAATACGAATTATTGTGTATTATAATTTCGCCTGCTGTATAAAGTGTATTAGAATCCCAAGGAACAACTGCTTCGTTTATTCCTCCTACCGTTACAGTAGAAGAAGATGAACCTTCTCTAGCTTCATAATATTCAAAATAAGGTTTTTCTAAATTGTAACCTCTAAGTACATAACCAACTTCGGCTTTTTCTACAATTAATCCACTGTATATTGCTAGTTGCGAAGGACTACTTGTGTTTAAGAAAATTTGGTAATTTTCTTGTGGTACAAAAATTCCATCTTGTGTAAGATTTTGTGTAGGTGATCTGCTATCAAGTATAAGATTGAATTTTGGTTTACTAGTAAAGCCTCCAATTTTTATACCAATTTGATTTGATATATTTTTAAGATTAGTTTCATAACTTGAATAAAGTGTTAAAATATTACTTGCTACTAGATTGTAAACATAATTTACTAAACCAGAAGTTAACACTCTTGAATCTGAGTTGTAAGTATTTGGTAATAATAAATTTTTTGTTTCGATAGGTTTATTTGTTTCTTTATAAACCCATTGATTAGCTTTGTTTTTATTAATTCTAGATATATCAAAACCTAAGCCCATTACTTTTGCAGGCTTGTTTAATAGATAAGATGTTAATAGTGCAAACGGATATTCTGAACTTCTTCTCCATGCATTTTCTGTAGGAGAATAATCTCCAAAACTAAAGTTTCTAGACGTCTGCTGGATGTTAAATCCGTTAGCATATCCTATTCTAGTAGGAGTTACTAATTTTCCATCACTACCAACAGGAATATGATTAGTTAGCCCAGGACGAGCATAATCTAAATTTATTCTAACGTTGCCGGGTTCTGCAATCTTACCGGCTTCTAAATCTTTCCACAACACCAAGTTATCACCAGTATACGGCGCAGGACCATATACTTCATCCCACCAACTTGGTTTTATTGTGATGCCTAACATTTCCCATGGGCATGTGTGCGGACGATCTGTATCAAACGCATAAACAAACAATGATCTCCAAAATCCTGGATTTTTATTTCCGTTTGGTGTTTTAGTATCGGAGTAATTAAATGTCCAAGCATTATTTCTATCGTAGAATGTATTGTTTGTATAACTTGTATTAGTTAAACTAGTAGTCAGCCATTGTTGGAAATCTCCAAGTAATGTTCTATTAATTTCATTTCTACTAAATTCAGTTTCTCTATGATCTCCTGGAATAAAATTATGAATGTCTAATCTATCTGTCGAATAATCAGCTTTAATGTTATTGAATATTCTTTTTTCTAATTCCAGTAATAGTTCGTCTCTGTAATCTTTGTATGCTTTAATAAAGCTACCGTCATGTCCTTTAACAAAAGCAACGCCTAAAGGATACTCGTTAATTTCAACATTATCATAATGTCCGTAAAAAGAACCGGTTGCAGGCATATAGAAAATTTTGTTTAAACCAACAAATGTAATTGTGTTAGCAGTATCATTTGCATCTGCATCTTTAGCAGCTTTTCTAGTTGTATATATAGGATAAAACCAGCCTCTAGTTCCTTTGTTGCTGCCTGATTCAGCTTGTCCGTAAATTTTAAATGGACCAGTTTCTGAAGGTTCATCTACTATAACTGTATCATCAATGTATAGTTCTGGTTCATATTTAGGATAAAGTCCTAACTTTGTAGGTGTTGGAGGAACAAATGATCCGTCAGTATTATCATACTCATAAATTTCTATCTTGTCATCTTCGACTTGTCCTGCATCAATACTTACATAACCTGTAGAGTCAAAATTATAATCTCTGCCATGTATTAATTGTTCTCCGTTCAAGTATACTAAAACACTTTTTACAGACAAACTAGATAGATTAAAAGGAGAACTTAAAGGATATTCTTTTGTTCTAGGATCTAAAACTGTATATTCTATAATATTAGTGTTGCTATATGATAGCATATCACTAAAGTAAAACGGCTGAGTTTTTACTTTATCTTTATTAATTTCTTCTAATAATTTATCAACATGTACTTTAGTAGTTCCGTCATACCCTAAACTTAGAGCACTTTCTAAAAATACTTTTTTAAATCTTGAATATTCATTTTTAGAATATTTTAAGGCTTTTATAATATTAGTTTCTTTATTTGTTATATGATATAAAGATAAATTTATCGGTCCGCTGTGTTTTACAAAACGCTTACCAAATCTATCTAAGTTTCCTAAATCACGCAAATTACTTGAGCCTAAAAACACACCTTTAAAGTTTGGTAATTCTTCAAGCATAGTGTCAACATGATCAACTACTTCACCTAAGGTAAACTCACTTACATCCTCGTTTAGTGGATTGCGTTCTAGGTTATGTGGGAACTCATAATGTCCATTACTATTTTTAGATGTTTTAGATCTTGTTTTTATTTTAACAATATCTCCAGAATTTAAATTATCATAAAATCTAACATATGCAATTTTGTTTATTCTGTCAAGTTCATAATCTGTTAATTTAATTTGTATTTTATTATTAACATAAACTACAACATATAAATCATTTAAATCTCCAGAATTATTATAAACATCTATTGCAAAATTATTATTTTTTATGTCTGTTACATCGTATTGTCTAACAACATATTGTTTACTTTCTGTAGGAATGTTACTGAAAGCATTTACATAAGTAAAGTCCGAAAGTGTTTTGTATTTTTTTAGGTAGCCAGAACTAATATCTTGAGATATAATTTCTGTTCCTTCTTGATATTCAAATGTATCGTTTAATAAATCAAAGTTAAAAAGTATATCACTCGAATTTTCAATAGTTCTGTAATTTAAAGGAAATCCTAGCTCTAAATCATTAGTACCTTCACCTAACTTATATGAAAATAATTTAGTTCCTTTAAAGGTAGTAGATTCATAATAAGTTTCGTCAGCAAAACTATTATCGTTTACATCACAAACTTCAAATAACGGAGACTGGTTTCTTTGAGTTTTTTCTTGTGCTTCTAGCCAGCTTCCGCCGTGATAGTGATAACTTTTTCCTGCATTTTTTACACCACTAGTTACTAGTATAGTTTCTAAATCTTGCGGTTCAGTATCATCAGTTTCAATTAATGCAATTTGTTTATTATTACCAATTTCAATAAATTTAACTTGATAAATTTTTCCAGATACTAAAATATCAGTATCTGCTACAAAAAGAATGCGCATGCCTTCTGCTAAATCAATACCGTCGATATTATACCCTAATGCTCCTTCAATTGTACTAAAAACATCTTTTGTAAAAGTATCAATTAAATCAACATCTTTTTTAGCAAAACTACCAAAGTTGTTTAATTTTAGTCCTGCTTCAAATTCAATAATCGGACGTTTAGCTCTTTTGCTTTCGTCAATATTTTCAGGTAAATTATTAAATTTAAAACTATCTTTTAAAACATCTTTATGGAACCATTTATTATAACGACTCCATGCGTTTCTATCTTTACTTGCTCTATTAATAATAATATAATCTGGTTCAGTTGCTGAAGCAGTAGCATCAGAAAAAGGTAATGTATCAAATTCTTCACTATCAAATGGAACATAACGTGCTTCTGTATATGCAGCAGGAATAATTAAATCTTGATCTTTGATTAATTTAATATTTTCTCCTACACCTTCAACATACCAATTATTTTGAGCATAATAAGCAGGTTCAACATCGCCTTGGAACTTAATCTTCATACCGTTGGACAATTCAACTCCGTTTGCACTTAGATATGTTTTCTTTCCTAAGATTTCGTCAGTAACATTTAAGAAAGCATTTTCTTCAATGTCATAAATTTTAATTAATCCGCTAGTGTCAATTGAATTCTTGCTAACATAGTATAATCTATTAGGTGCGTTAAATGGAATTGTAAATTCAATTGTACCTTTTTCAACATATGCAACTGCAACTTCTTCACCTTCTTCACCTAATTTGCGTATTCCGTCAGGATAAAGTGTTGAAACGTTTTCATCATCTTCAAAAGTAACACTGCCGCCGGAAGGAAGAACAATAAAGTCTCCTTGATCATATTCATTGCCATATAGATCTGCTCCAAATAGTCCGTCAGCTCTTATTCCTTCTGTTCCTGCTGTTAATATTGCACTACCTGGAGTAAAACTTCTAGTAATTGCAAATGCTATTGGATGTCCTGGAGTGTCAATATCAAAACGATAAGTTTGTCCTCTATAAAGTTTTAACGATGGATTTCTAGTCAATCCGTCATTAAAGACATATGCTTTATTATCTCCTTGATCTTCAATAGTTACAGAATACGTACTAACAACTTCTCTACTTTGTCCTCTAACAGGAATGCTAATAGGACCGTGCGGTAACCAATAATACTCACGGAAGTTTACAAACTTATCCCAATCTATACTTGGGTTCCAACTATAAGTTTCTTGATTATTTAATCTACTATGGTTTTCTATATTTGCACCAAAAACATTTAGTTGTCCAAGATAGTCATTATAGTCTTTATAAAAAGTAACATTATCATACAGATCTTTAACTACTACGCTAGGTTCTAGTTGATAATCTTCTCTTGTTTTATTAACATCAGCAACATAATTGTCAGTTGACTGATGTGCTTTTGCTGTCCTTCTACCATAATATCCATTTAATTTTTCAGCAACACCCGGTTGGATCATTTGATCCATTGTAGCTTGTAAAAACTTTTGGTTTGCCGTACTCCTAAAAAATCTAGGTAAAAAATCTGCAGAACTAATTTTATTATTTCCGCCTGGAATTGGCAAAGCCGAATCTTGTTGAGTTTTCTTAGCCATTAGTAACTATAACCTCCGCCTGTAGAGCTTGATGTAGATGATGCACTACTTGTTATTTGATTAGATGTTGTGCTTGTTGAACTTGTAATTACATTGCCGCTTGCTTGTAAATTAGTTGCTGTAATTTCGTCTATTGTTTCTATGTCAGATACTTTTGCGCCGCTGGCAAAAATTTCATCTGCTTCAGATTTTATTTCAAATAAACTACCAAAACTTTGTGTAGTTTGTCTAGGTACAATTAATATACTAACTAATTTTGGCGATAACTGACTCATAATATAAGAACTTAGCTCTTGGAAATAAAATGTTTCACCAAAATCCCAATTTTCAATATCAAAGAAACGATTTATTGATTCAATAATATCAGATTTAAGTTCATTATCATTAATTACTAAGTTAGGATTTTTTACAATTTTAAATTTAACTTGTAAATCTGCAGGTGCTTTGTCGCCAAATAAAATTTTATATTTTACTGGATGATATATAATTTCATCACTTATACTTTTAATTTCATTAATTGAACTTCCATAAGATCTAAAAAGCTCATCATTACTTGGCGGCTTTGGTTTTACAGAAAGTGTTCCATCAATATATTGTTTGACTTGATCGTCATATGTTTTTGATAAAATATATGTATCAATAATATTTGATGCACTAGGATCTATTCTGTATCCACTGTCTGCAACATGAACATAATGAAGTTTTAATCCTGCTCTACCATAGTATGCTTTGTAGTTTACATCAAGTGTAGTATTGTTTAATGTTTTATTAAGTTTCTTAAAAACACCTTCGTCTATCAAGTAAAAAATTTGTCCGTTATTGTCCCATTGGGTATACGGAGCAATACTAGATTCATTTTGCACTAAAACAACTTCACTTGTTGAATTATCAAGATATTTAAAATCTTCGACGCCATCTGTAGTAGTATATTTCTTTTGGAATATAATTTTTTCTTCTGTAGAAATTGAAGTATCTTCTTCTCCAACTATTTGTTCAAAGATATCCGGATCATCAACTACCCCGTCATCATCTAAATCAATAAATTGTACTTGTATTTTACGGCTATCTAAGTAACCTTCAGAATCTTTATAAGCATCAGTTATGGTCCAAGTAAAATCTTTTGTAAATGGTGTTAATTGTCCAGGTTGAGTATTGATGTTTAGCACATCAATTCTATCTCTAACAACTTGTCCAGTTGACGGATCGTAAATTTTATCAGCACTATCAAAGAAAAATCTTATTTCGTCTGCACTTTCAAAAACATATCTTAACTGTCTATATGTTATTGTGTATTTTTCACCGTCTGTTTTAAAATACAACATCCAACTAGAATCTAAGTTTTCTCCAGTTGTGTCTCCTGCTTTACCAGTTGCAAAATCGCTAATAGTATTAATATCTTCTGCTAATACTATTTTCCAAATTCTGTCTGTTATATCGTATCTTAAAGCAAAATCTTTATATTCAAATGTTTGATCAATGATTTCTGTTTTAAGATCGTCTACTAATGATTTAGAATAGTTAGGAATAACTTGTGAAATTAATGCACCGTCAGGAATAATATCATTTAATATAACCGGACCAGTTCCGTCATCTTCAACATCAACACCTGTGTTAGAAACTGCAATAACTTTTGCCCATTTATATGTAGATTGACCTTTTTTAATAGTTCCTGTTTCGTTCCATGTGCCGTTTGGCATGAAGGTTTTTGTATCCGGAGACGTAAATTTAATTAAGGATCCAGGTTCTACAAAACGGAGTGCATTAACTGTAAAGTCACCTAAAGGATATGTTTGATTTGAAGAATCTTTAAACAAGCCTGTACAAATATTTGTGCCTTTAGTTGACTGTGTCCACGTTGCATTAAGGTCACTTACTATTGTTTTAGGATATTTTGCTAAAAAGAAATTTTTAGAATTTATATTACCAATAATACGCTCAACTGTATTGTAAATAATACCTTCAATGTCAGTTTGAGTTGTAAATGTAAAAGATTGTTTTTCTACAAATTCTTCTTTGTATAATATTCCGTCATCTGCAAACAAACTTGTATTTGAATATTTTCCACTAGCATCTTTTAAATCAAAAAATCTGCTTATTCCGCTTGATATTCTATTTGAACTTTTTGTTTTAATAATATCTTGGCTTATAGCAAGAGGTCCAACATTGTAATCTTCGCCTGTAACTAGTCTATTTTGTGTATAATAAGTTGCTGGAGCATTTGCTTTTATTTCTTCATTAGATTCTGTTGCAGTTCCATTTGTTACTGTGTAATTTAATTTTAATCCAATTGTAAGTGTTTGCTTAGTACCATTTCTAGCTTGGTAAGGAATATCAATACTAACTGTATTAATTGCTCCAGGAGTTATAACACTTTTTAAACCATTACTAGTTCTATAATATACTTTAAAATCTCCTGCTGGTAAATTACCAAAAACACCATCACTAAAAACTAAATTAATTCTATCACCTATTCTTGTAGTGACTGCAAAAACATCTCTTGTTTGATTAAACAAACTATTATAGATAACATTATTTCCTTCTGTAGAAGAAACTTTTGTCCACTGTTTATTTTCTATTCCTAAACTATTAACTTCATATAACCAAACATCGGTATCATTAATATTTCTTGAATCGATTGCCACTGATTGGTTTGGTATCGGATTTGACATGTTAAACGAGCCGTTTTCAAGACGTCCTTGACGGAAGTGCATAAAAAATCCTGTATTATTAGATCCTGCGCCTTGTCCATCATCACGGAAAAGAAATGCTGGACTATTGCCAGGCAACGGTGGTTCTTCTACAATACTTCCAGAAGAAATGTCTGAACTTACAATTTCAAATCTAGTTGTAACACCTTCTATTTGTTTTGTAAACGGATATACTGCACTACCTGTGTTTAGTGCGTTTATACGATATTTTTGAGTTTGTACATCTGCAACCTGTTCTGATTTTAGTGGATTTCCAATTGAGTTTGCAAGCGGCATTGCAGAATTTAAAATTTTAACAAATTGTTCAAAATAGTTTGTATTTGCTTGGTCATTCCATTTTACAGTAATGCCAGCTAGATTTAACCCGTTACTATCTATAATACTCTCAGTTGTTGATAATGTATCAATTTTTAATAATCCGTTGGCTGCTTGATTTCTGCGTGGATTATAAGAAAGCATACGTGCAAGACGTAAAACACTTTCTCTACGTTCTGCTGTTTCAAGGAAGTTTTCACGAGCATTTAGATCTACACGGAATGATAAGTTTTGCCCAAGGAAAGCAATCATATCAATCAGTGCAAGATATTCGCTTGACTCAATGTAATCGTTAAAATCTTCTGGATAGTTTTGACGCAGATAATTAATCATTGTTCTGCGTAGGTTATCAAAATCATAGCTTTGGAAATCTGCGTTCCTAAAGCTCTGGTAAATTCTTTTCCAATCTTCGGCTACAAGTAGCCTAGACTGTCTATCGGTTGCAGCCATATTAGTATTCCTTGTTTACTATGATATTTATCTGATATTGAAAAGTGCGTGTTTAATTGTTTACGAAAGTAAACCGTTTTCTTTGTCAAATTTAAATCGTAATTGGTCTACAATTTGATATGGTAAAAATGTTATTGTACACTCTACTTGTAATCCTTGCTCATACGTGTCAACGATAATTTCTTCTGCACGTACTCTTGGATCATAGTTGATAATTGTAGTTACATCTTCAATTACAAGTTCTTGTACTTCGTTTGTAAATGGCTCATATAATATATCCCATATTATTGTGCCAAATGTAGGATCACTAAGTTTTTCAGTTTGTCTAATATGAAAGTGGTTGATTATATCTTGTTTTATTAGATCGAAATCATATAAACTAAAACTTTTAGCGTCTGAGATCGTAGAAAAACCTCTATAAGCTCTGCCTGAAGAAGCATCACGCATTGTTTGTTTAACAGTTACACGTTTATATAAATTTTTTTCTAATTCGCTCATACTATATTTACCCTATTGTACTGTACGTGGAACTTCTTCAACTGTTGAAACACTGTCTTTACCACTAATTGTTGGTGGTGTAGTTGTTTTTGACAATTCTTGTTCTAAACTTTTTAGAGCGTCAGCTTTTTCATTTTTAAATCTATTTACAACACCAGCTCTAACATTTGGTTTACTTTTTCCAAAATATCGTTGTCCATTGTTTGCACCACGTTCATCATATACTGCACGAATTAATGCATCGTCGCTTGGATTAGAACTACCAGTACGCTCTACTGCTTTCTTAAATATTTTAGATGCTCCTCCGTTGCCGTGTTGAATAGCTGTGGACCATAAAACATCTTGTACAGTTTTAGATCTAGTAGTTACATCAATACCTGTATTACGTTTAACTTTAGCTGCTGCTGGAGTAAAATAAAGTTGTACACCAAATCCGTGTTGTGCTTTATTTCCTGCTGCGGTACCCATTACACTTTTCCAAGTTTGCTTAAATGTATCAGTTCCTTGTTTAGCGGCTGCTGCGCCGCCTGCTGCTTGTAATTTACTGTGTATATCAGGATGTGCAGATTTAGCATAGTTCATAAAGTCGTCCATTGCACCTGTTTTTGCTGCAATTTGGTACGTACCGTAACTCCAACCGCCTGTAGTATCATAACCAATAGCACCTGGATTTCCTCTAGACTCGTACTTTGAACTTAGCGATCCAAGTTCATCACTAAATTTAAAATTACTATTTTTTGGAGTAACATTTGGATCTGGTACTGCGCCTGTTCCTGTTGATGTTCCTCCTCCAGAGTTTATAACACCAGAATTTATTCCGCCGCCTGATCCTCCTACAAATGCGCTAGATTTCCTTCCTCCTAGATTTTTAAAGAAAGTATCAGGTGTTAACACTCTGTCTGCACTAGTTAATGCTCCTGGAGATTCTCTATCAGTTTCACCTTTTTTAAATGCTAAAGGATCTAAGTTTTCATGATGTAACCAAGGTTCGTGCTGTGGTGCTCTTCCAAGTATAGTTTCAAACGGTTGAACTACGTTTCCTGGTTTTGTTTGAGGTAATGTAATTGTACTCAAAGGTGTAACTTCAGTTGCAGGATTTGCTAATGCTGCACCAGGTCCATTCATATGTATGTATTTTGCAGTTTCTCTATGCTCTGCTCCACTGTTAATGTGTGTATATTGTTTAGCAGTTAAAAAGTTATTTTGTCCTGTATTAACATGTAGAGATTTTGCTGTTTCAATATATTGTGATTCGTTAACTTTTGTATGTTGATTTTTTGCTACTGTAATTTTGCTATCTTTGCCAACATTTAAATTATAATTAAAAGCAGATTCAAATTGAATTCTACCAGATTCTAAACCTTCTTCGTCTGTTGCACCACCACTACTATAACGTGCTGATGCTTTCATATTAATATTACGCCCGGCTTCTACATTAAAGTCTCTATCAGCAGTAAAATTAATGTCAGCTTCAGATCTAACACTTATACTATCGTATCCATAAATGTCAATTTTTCCATCAGACGATAGTTCTACCCAAGCAGTACCTCTTGAGTTGCTAATATAAATTAAATCTTCACTATTGTGTAAAAGTATCTGATGCCCGGTTCTAGTTCTAAGCCTCATTAATTCATTTTGAGGAATAGTGTTATCGCCTGTTTCACCTTCTTTTATATTTTTATAAATTGGTGGACCGTCTTCTGCATGGGTTGATCTAACAAATCTATCATCACCGTCGTCCATTACAAAACTAGAACCACCTAAACGGTTACTTGGAACATTTATTTTTTGACCTGCTGTACCGATCGGTGCTTGCGGTGCACCAGATCTGTAATCTTTTGGACCAGGTGTACTAATACCAAATACCATACTTGGTATTTCTCTTCTAGCACTCGAAGTTGTTGTTCCTCTAGCTTCGTCTCTTAAAAGTCCTTGGACTTCTAAAACTTCTGTAAAATCTTTATTGTAAGGTTTGTTAAACAACGTAGGATCAACTAACGAACCATCTTCAACAGTTTTGTTATATTCTCCTACAGGAAGTTTATAACCTTTTAAGTTTTCCGGAGTATGGTCTGTTGTTTTTTCTGTTGATGCTCTACCATCTGGTACCATAAAATTCATATAATCTGCAGGTACGCAACCTATCCAATATCCAAAGTTTGGATTTCCTTCAGCAAAAATTACAAGTACACGAGTTCCTATATCTGGAGGTACCATCCACATTCCATATGATTTTTGTGTATGTTCAAAACCGTCATTTGCTGTAAGAGCAGTTTGCGGTGTTATTCCATAAAATGGACTTAAATATCTTACATTTAATAATTGTCCTGTACGCTCCGGAGTGCCGCCTGCGCTAGTATATTTTAACAATTCTACCGTTAAGCCGCCCATATAACGTGTGTCTAAATTATTAACAACAATTGCTTCGTAGGGTCCCGAATCTTTAATGTTAGTAAGTGCGTCTCTAGTTCTAGTATAGTTTGCCATTTTGACTCCTTACTGTGGTCCTACTCGATTTGGATCTCTTTCGCGATCTTGACGTTGTCTTAATAAACTAGGCCCTCCAGTTGTTGTACCAACAGCAATGCCGCCGTCAATTGCAGTTTTATTTGATTCTGCTACTTTTGCAGGAGGAGTAGGCTCATTGCTTCCTGCATATGTTTGCAAACTGCCGCCTGTGTCTGGTGTAAAAACTTTTTTACCTAAATTAAAATCGTATCTATCAAACCCAGGACGTATAGGTTCGTATACATATGCGTTACCTGTTGATTTAGTTGCAACTGGGTCTGTTCTAGATACAGTTTTTGGAGATACTTTGCTATCAGTTTTTGTTTTACTAATAACATCCTTGTCTGTTTTTGTAGAAGTGTTTTCTGTGTCTGTTGTACTTTCTGTTTTAGTTGTAGTTGAGTTCGATTTACTAGTTGTAGTTGTAGTTGTAACTCCGGTTGATTTGCTAACAGTTTTTCCTGTATTTGTACCTGGCTTTTCATTGCTACTTTTTGGATCAGCTTGAAAAATTGGAACTCCTTGTAGTTCATCAATTTGAACTGCTCCTGGTGGAACAAAAGGTTTGCCGCCTGCTTCAATTCTTTGTTTGTTAGTAGCTGCTAAAGATTTAAAAGTAGTTTCACCTTCTGCTTCTGATGGACTGAATACTACCCAAAAGAAATTACTATCTGCATAATTTGGAGCACCATCAACTACTCTCACTAACTGTCCTGTAGGTGCCGGTTTACCTATATTATCTTTATCAGCTTCAAATTCTCCAAATGTTTCGTAAGTAAGAATTCCGTTTTCGTCTCGCCACGGTTTACCGTCTTCAACAATTTCAGCAGACTGATCTGCGCCTCCTTGAGAGGCGCCAACTGAATCGTCTTCTATATCGTTGTCATCAAGTTTTGGATCTAAATCTTGAAATGGCATATTTTAAAATCCTTTATCCAAATAAACTGTTTATTTTTGAACTTGCAGTTTTAGTAATGCTATCTATTTGCGCGGAAGCATCTGCTACTGCTGTATTTAATTGTGTTTTTGCTCCAGCAAGATCACTTTCGAATTGTTTAACTGCACTTGCTGCTTGAGCATTAATTTTTGTAAGATCAGGCAATTTTGCTAGTCCTATATCAACTCCAGGTATAGAAAGTTTTATATCAGCTACTGCTGTATCAATAATATCTGGAATAATATTATCTACAGCAGGTAACAAATTTGTAATATCATCTTTAACTGTTTTTTCTAATGAGTTTGCATAATCTTTCCATTTAGAAGACATAGTATTCTTTGCTTGAGCTGCTGTTTGATTTGACGATCCGCTACCAACTGTTCCTTTTGAACTTTCTTGTTGTTTGTTAATTTTTGAATCTTCGTCTACCTTAATAAATGCATTTGAGTTTGTAGTTGGCGGATCATCTTGCCCTCTACGCCTGGTCATTTTTAATCTTTGAACAAACTGACCGTTTGAAAAAGAATTAGTAACTGCCCAGACACTATACAATCCACTAAAGCCTCTAACAATTGACGGCATCTCCATTGTTGCTCCTTTAACTTGATAATCAAAAGGAGTTAAAAAGTTTACAACAATTAAAACTTGCGATTGTTGATATGTCATTGTTCCGTCAGCAGTAATTGTAGGCGTTGCTCCTCTTTTTGCAGCGTAGTTTCCTGTTTCTTGTGGTAAGAAATAAGGATCGCCAATTATTTCCATTTCTGCTGTAATCATATCAATGGGTAAATTAGTAATTCTATCATGAAACTGCTCAGCAATTCTTACTCTAATGTCTGAACTTCTAGATCCCGAAGAAACAAGATTATCTGTTTTAAAATCTAGTGTTCCACCAGGTTCGCTCTTGTTAGCTAAATCATTAGTATCATCTGCTTTAGCACCTTGTGCTTGATTTTCAATTGCTGTTGCAGTTTTTTGCCCATCTAGTCCTGCTGCTTGACCACCGCTGTTCATACCAAAATTTGAAAGAGCTGTTGTTAAAAACGCTTGATTAAAATTAATATTAAAATCTAATACATCTTCATTTTTTCCAGTATAAATGTAATTGTATTCTTTTACGGCAGCGGCTTTTAATCCTTTCGTATTTCCTGCTTTTTGATTTGTACCTAGTGTTACTGCTTCATCTACTTCATACGGTACAACACTATACACATAAACTTTTGGAGGTCGTCCAGTTTGTGCTTCTGTTCCAGGATTTGGTTCTATAAAAACTTGAGTATCAATTCTAAACCATTTGTTAAGTCCGTTTTTTGGACCTTCAGTAGATTTTTCAGCAGCATATTGACTTTCTAAAATAACTTTTTCAATTATTCTAGTAATTTTTTCTTTTTGTGAAAATTGATAATCTCTAGCCTTTTCTGTTTGTTGAGTTTGTTTTGCTGTTGCATCAACTTTTCCTGTTCTTGGATCTATAACAGAAGAAGGTTCTGCTTCTGATGCATTACCGCCCGAATTCGTATCTACGTTAATTGCACTTAGTCCAATAGGATTCATTAAATTTTCATTTTCTGCAAAAGATTTTAGTACAGCATAAGTTGCAAACGTAGGCTTAACTACAACTTCTTTTACAGTTGTACCAAAGTCATAAACTTCTCCTGTTTTTCTAGCACCTTTTTGAATAATTATTTCTTTGTCTGCTTCTGTTGTAAGTGCTTCATCAGTAACTACACCCGATTCAAGTGCTTCAACTAACGCTGTTCTTGATTTAGGAAAAGCAATTACATATCTATCGTAAGGTGCCAGCGATCCACTTTCTTCTAGTTTTTCTATTTGCGAATTTACTCCTGCTGTAACCGAAGTTGCAGCAGTTTCAAGAACTTCATGAACTATAGTTCCTGTTGCTTTTATAGGTGTTTTTATTTTATTCACGTTATCCGCTAATCCTGATTCGCTCATAGGTATTGCTTTAACCTGATACTCGCTTCCGCCAGCGTTAACTTCAAATTCCATATTAATAAATTTAATTGGAATAAAAATTGGACGTTTAATAAAGTTTGCATTATATTGACCGTCTTCGTTCCATCCTTTAAAATCTATTCTTAAACAAAATGGTGCTTCAACATAATTTTTATATCCAGCAGTAGATGCTGCGCCAATTACTGCCTGTACAAAGTTTCCCATGCTGTAAGGTTCAATCACTCTAAAACTAAGTGTAGTTCCTAGTGTAACTCCTGTATTTTTATTAGGAGCAATTACTGCATCTAAGTCAAGATCTTCAATATAATATTCTGCATCGCCGCCGCCAAAGCCGGTGCTTGAAGCTCCCATTTCATCAAGTGTTCTATACCTTTTAGCATATTCTCCGCCGCCACTGCGAATTATATAATTTTTAAAACCGCCTGCGGCTCTATAAACTGCTGGATTGTTATATTCTTCAGGACTTAATACTCCAAGAGTAATAATATAGTTGTAACTGTTATGGTTTCTTAAAGGATTAGGGATTTTACTCGATGATTTTCCAGCATGTTTTACAGTTCCAAAACTTGGGTATAAAACTGCGCCTGGTTGAAGCCAATCATCAAATGCACTATCTGCTGTTCTGTCTCTGTAGAGCTGTGTTACTTGAGAAAATTCTTCATCTGCTAGACCAAATAATTCAGCCGCTCCTTTTTCAATTAAACGTAAAGGTTGATTAATTAAGCCTTGGATTTCTTCTGAGTTAGCTATTAATGCTCCAAGAGGTCCTAAACCTCTTATTTTGTTCGTAATCGAATATCTTAAAGAACCAGTAATTCCTGCTGTAATATTACCTAGTGCTCCTTGAGCTGCACTTCCTAACAATTGCGAATTAAATTTTCCTGAAGATAGTTGTTTAGAAGCATCGTTTATAAATGAATTTGTTTCAGCTGAAACTTGTTTAAAAGTAGCCGTTGCCTGTGATGCTACAGATGACACTGCTTTTTTAAAGTTAAATGGCATTTTATGTTCCTAGCTGCTCTCGTAAATACTTTTCTTGCGGCAGATATATTTTTGTACCTGCAATAAAATCAAATACAGGATCTTTAAGTATATCCATATTCCTTTGTGCAAAAACCCACCATAACTCTCTGTTTCCATACATAATATGTGCTAACAAATCTGGTCTATATGTATATTCTGGTGTTATTTCAAAAAGTATATCGTCTTTTGCAACTGGAATAGGACGAGGTTTTAGAATATCTAAATATCCTGCATTAGTAATTTGTGTATTTGCATAAGGACTTGAAATTGAAATTGACATTAGATAAATCCTTCATCACCGCCTACGTGATTTCCTTTTGCAAAATCATTAAGACTAAATCTTGATTGTGAACGTCTTGCATACTGCGGTTGTACTGTAACTGTAATTGTACTTTGTACTGGTACCATGTTAGTTTGTCCGTCTACTATACATTCTATGTAATCAACATCTGCCGGCATGTCTGTTGTAAAGTTTGTTATAATAACTGGAACATTATTAATTACATGAGGACCATAACCATTTAACCGGCAAACAGGTGGCGGATTTCCTAACGGATCACTGTAACCATAAAACATTTTAGTAGCAGTTCTTAAAAAATGAATTGCTGCTATCCAATATTGTGCATCTCTATAGTTTTCTTGGAAGAATTCGCCAGTAATTGTCATTGCATCCACAACACTGTTTTGGTAAGCATAATATGGATAATTAGTATGTGTAGGTTGTACAGAATTATAATTTGCACTATGACTAAAAAGTATTGTAGGGTTAAAAGGAAATACTAATCTATTTCCAGTGTTAAATGCTGCACTTGATCCTTCTTTTAATGGATCTAATACAGGACCATTTAACAAAATTTCAGGAATGCTAATACTGACTCTCCAATCACTTGCATCTGATACGCTAATATCTTTAGATATTATTGCTCTTGTGATTGTTCTGTCATTAATAGCAGTAGTGCTAATAAATTTTGAAGCAAGTTTTCCAAGAGGACCTAAGCCGCCAAGTTTTTGTTGCACTACATCAAGTGCAGCATTCTTTAAGGCCTTCTTTCCGTCGTTTACTATGCTTTCTACAAAACTAGAAGCGTTAAATTTAAATGGCATAAATGTTTCTCCTACACTACTATTTAGTTGACAAAATTATGTATGTATATTATAATAAATACAATTAACTGGAGCAATAGATGAGACCTAAGAACTATCTTAACAACAAAGACATTTTAAAAGAAATTCACAAATCAAAAAATACGTTTAATAGCTATGTTGAACAAGATTACGCAAATTATGATATCATACTAGATAGCGTAGAAAAAATCAATATAAGAACTATTGCAGATGCAAAAAGAAATAAAGCAAAAAAACTAAGTCAACAAGATTACGAACAAAGAAAACTTGCAGGCGAACGGGTAAAACAAGCAGACTGCGAAGTTGACTACAAAAAAATCACAAAAGAAGAACTAATCTTTCGTATTATGACGTTTGATCATATTCCAGACGAACCCGGACGCAAGAAAAATCCAAAAACAGTAGCAGATAAAAAAACTAAACTAAATTTTCCTCCTTTCCAACACTACAAGTTTAACGAAAACGACGAATTAGTTTGTGTAGGTAAAAGTCACTGGCAAGGTGGCATGGAAAATGGGTATTTTTCAAAAGATCACGGAAAGGCTACTAATAAATTAGCAATGATGTGGCTAAAATTGGTAGATCGCTATGCAACTCGTGGAAATGTGAGAGGATATACTTACAATGACGAAATGAAAGGACAAGCAATACTGCAACTTGCTCAAATTGGTTTACAGTTTGATGAATCGAAGAGCGACAACCCGTTTGCTTACTACACAGCGGCAGTTACAAACTCATTTGTACGTGTTATCAACCTTGAAAAACGCAATCAAAACATTAGAGACGACATCCTTGAAATGAATGACTTAACACCAAGTTATACAAGACAACATCAAGGGGAATGGGAAGCTGCTATTAGACGCAACGAGGAAGCCTCACAGTCACCTTATTCAAAATAACGGTTGACTAGTGTATATTTTTAGTATATACTTGTACAAGTAACTATGAGGTAACTAGACTTGTTTAAAAAAGCTGCCGTATTTACGGACATACACTTTGGCCTTAAAGGCAACAGTCGTGTACACAACGACGACTGTGAAGAATTTATAGATTGGTTTATTAATACTGCAAAAGAACACGGTTGTGAAACTGCTATCTTTTGTGGAGACTGGCATCACAACCGAAATTCGCTCAATCTTACCACAATGGACGCAACTATCCGCAGTTTAGAAAAACTAGGTAAAGCGTTTGACAAATTTTATATGTTTGTAGGCAATCACGACTTGTATTACAAAGACAAGCGAGAAGTAAGTTCTACAATATTTGGTAAACATATTCCAGGTGTAACATTTGTTGACGAAATATATGAAGAAGATGATGTGGCACTTGTTCCGTGGCTAGTAGGCGACGAATGGAAAAAAATGGGCAGTGTTAAGTCTAAATATTTGTTTGGTCACTTTGAACTTCCTAGTTTTTACATGAATGCTATGGTACAAATGCCAGATCATGGTGATTTAAAACCTGAACACTTTAAAAATCAAGAGTATGTATTCTCAGGACATTTCCATAAACGCCAAGTACAAGGTAAAATTCATTATATTGGTAATGCGTTTCCGCACAACTATGCAGATGCTTGGGACGACGAACGTGGTATGATGATTCTTGACAAAGAAAACAATGCGGAACCAGAGTATATCAACTGGTGGAACTGTCCTAAATATCGAACAGTTAAACTTTCTGAACTTTTAGACAAGACTGACGAACTTATTAAACCAAAAATGTATCTAAGAGTTACATTAGATTTGCCTATTTCATACGAGGAAGCAAATTTTATCAAAGAAACATTTATTACACAATATGGTTGTAGAGAAATTACACTAATTCCGCAAAAACAAATTGAAGAAATTACAACAGATTTAGATATTGCACAATTTGAAAGTGTAGATCAAATTGTAGCCAGTGAAATTGCAGAATTAGACACAGAAAACTATAATAAAAAAACATTACTAGACATTTATAACGGGTTAGAACATCACACATGATAAAAATTAAAGATTTAACCGTAAAAAACTTTATGAGTGTGGGCAATCAAACCCAAGCTGTTGACTTTAACCGTGAACAGCTTACTTTAGTGCTTGGCGAAAACTTAGACCAAGGAGGTGACGATTCTGGATCACGCAACGGTACAGGCAAAACTACGATAATCAATGCATTATCCTACGCTCTGTACGGTCAAGCACTGACCAACATTAAGAGAAACAATCTTATCAACAAGACAAACTCTAAAGGAATGTTGGTCACCCTACATTTTGAAAAAGACGGACAGGATTATAGGATCGAGCGTGGAAGATCTCCTAATATACTCAAGTTTTTTATCAATGATCACGAGCAAGAACTAACAGACGAAAGCCAAGGCGATAGTCGTAAGACACAAGAAAGCATTAGTGACTTACTTGGTATGAGTCATGATATGTTTAAGCATGTTGTTGCACTTAATACATACTCAGAACCTTTTTTAAGTATGCGAGCAAACGATCAACGTGCTATTATTGAACAGTTATTAGGTATAACACTTCTAACTGAAAAAGCGGAATTACTGAAAGAACAAGTTCGTGTTACTAAAGATTCTATTACAGAAGAAACATTAAAAATAGAAGCAATAAAAACTGCAAATAGTAAAATTGAAGAAAGCATTACTAGTTTAGAAAGTAGACAACGTGCATGGCATGCTAAAAAAGAGCAAGATTGTGCTAAATTACAGCACGGTATTACAGAATTAGAACATTTAAACATTGATGAAGAACTAGAAAAACACGAAGCGTTGTCTAATTGGACTGAAATGAACAATGCTATTTTGGCTCTTAATAAAGAAAAAAGTACACTAGAAGCAGCACTATTACGTGCTACTAAATCTGTTGAAAAGGCAGAAAAAGACATCGCAAATCTCGAAGATGCTACTTGTTATACTTGTGGTCAAGCACTACATGACGATAAAAAAGCAGAAATCGAAGCACGAAAAACTAAAGAATTAAATGATGCATTAGCATATCAGACTGAAGTTGCTGGAAAATTACAAGACGTTCTTGAAGGAATTGACGGAATTGGTAACATCAACGGTAAACCTAATACATTTTATGAAACTGCTAAAGAAGCATACGATCATAGAAACAATGTAGATAATTTAAAGCAAGCATTGCTAAGTAAAGAGCAAGAAGATGATCCATACCAAGCACAAATTGACGATTTAAAAACTACAGCATTACAAGAAATTGATTGGGAGCCAGTAAACGAACTTACTAGCTTAAAAGAACATCAAGAGTTTTTGTTAAAACTGCTAACAAACAAAGATTCGTTTATTCGTAAGAAGATTATTGATCAGAATCTTGCATATTTGAACAACAGGCTCACATATTACCTTGATAAACTAGGCTTACCACACCAAGTAGTATTCCAAAACGACCTAAATGTAGAAATTACCCAACTAGGACAGGACTTAGATTTTGACAACTTGTCAAGAGGTGAACGCAACCGCTTGATACTTGGACTAAGTTTTGCATTCCGTGATGTTTGGGAAAGCCTATACCAAAATATCAACTTATTATTCATTGACGAATTGATTGATAGTGGTATGGACACTGCCGGTGTTGAAAATTCACTAGGCATTCTTAAGAAAATGGGTAGAGAACGTAATAAAAACATTTATTTGATTAGTCACAAAGATGAATTAGTAGGTAGAGTTAATCATGTTCTTAAAGTTGTTAAAGAAAATGGCTTTACGAGCTATGCAAATGATATAGATGTGGTAGATTAATGGAAAGTGACGTACACGATCAGTTAGTTCAAGCATATTTAGAATATTTTAAGGCTAACGAAAAATTTGAAAGGCAAAATAGCGTTCGTACTCATAGGTATGTACGCAAATGTTTACGAGATATTAGGCAACTAGCAAAAGATAGAGCTGACGAAATACATATTCATCATAACACAACAAGAACAACCAGAAAAGATAAAAAATAATATAGGCACCGGTAAGTAAGTTCATGCAATGGACTTATGATGGGAAACAAATTGATACTATACCAGACGAGTATGAAGGATTTGTTTATCTCATAACCAATCTAAAGACTGGACAAAAGTATATAGGCAAGAAACTAGCAAAGTTTAAAACTACAAAGCCACCTCTCAAAGGCAAAAAGAACAAACGCAGAGGCAGTAAAGAATCAGACTGGCGTGACTATTGGGGATCATCAGACAGATTAAATGCAGACGTACAGGCACTAGGCCCAGAAAACTTCACAAGAGAAATACTATACCTATGCAAAGGCCGTGGAGAAATGTCCTATATAGAGGCACGAGAACAGTTTGACCGCCGTGTATTAGAGAGAGATGATTATTACAACGGTATTATTAATGTTAGAGTTGGCGGTTCAGACAAACTACGACAGGCATTGCTAGA